AGTTTAATGAAGAAATTTGCTGATTCTATTCAGAAGAACGAAGAGAAGGCTGCAGAAGCTAAGAAGACCATCCAACCTAAAGAACCATTGAGTCAATTAAAACCTTCAACCACTGGTGTTGATGGTACATGGGACGTTAAGTCTTTAAAGAAGATGCTCAAACGTTAATCATGATCCATCAGCGTAGATTCTATGTTGAATGGAGATTAAATCATGGCGATTTCTGCCGAGAATATTTTACAACAAGTTGTGACCTGGAACATGGTCGACTTAGCTGTGTTTCAAAACATGGCTTGCTTTGTATCAACTGCAAACACAATCATGAAGAACCCACAAGATTTCGCTGGAAACTTGGGTGCCTCGATTGCTTACGAACAACCACCACAACTTGTTTCACAACAAGGTTTAGTGGTTAACTTTGAGCCTATCCAACAGAACTCACGTACTTTGACGGTTAATAACCAACAAAACGTATCGTATTCTGGTACTGCTGAACAAATCATCTTTAACAACCTTGAAGAATATAGCAAACGCTTAGGGGATTCCTCTATGCAAGCTTTGGCTTCATATGTTGAATCTGACGTAGCTAGCCTATGTGAAAGCATTCCTTACCGTTTTTATGGTAATGGAACGACTCCCATTTCTAGCGCTCAACAATTAGCGCAAGCTATTGCTAACTTCCGCGCGTACTCTGCACCTCCTGGTGGCTTAAAATGCTACTTAGATTTGCAAGCTGTACCTGCGATTGTTAATAGCATGCAAAATCAATTCACTTTAGAGCGTAATAATGAAAATTCTCAATCGTGGATGGTTGGTAACTGGGCAGGTGTCGATTACTATCAATCTAACTTACTAAAAGTTCACTTTTCAGGTTCTGTGGCTAACAATGGTGATACTTTAACTGTTGTGTCTACTAATGACCCGACGGGCAACGCCATTTCTTCTATCACTTTGTCTGGTGCTAGTGTGGTTTCCGATCCAAATGCTATCAAAAAATATGATATGGCTCAATTCTTGGCTGGTTCTTTCTTTGTAACCTACCAGAATTCATTGGCTACTGCATTGCCAACGCAAGTTTTGATTACCTCTGATGCTGCATCTGATATTTCTGGTAATGTTACTATTAACGTTTATCCAACGTTATGTGCAACTGTCGGTAGTATTGTGCAAAACATTAACACCAACATTGTGGCTGGCATGCAAATCAAATTGCTTCCTGACCATAAATGCGGTGCTTTAGTATCTGATAGTGCTATGTACGTAGCAATGCCACCATTGCCAAGTACCTATCCTTTCCCAAGTGCGTCTGCAACTGACCCTGATACGCAAGTATCTGTACGTTTATATTACGGTGTTATTCCGTTCCAAAACGTATACGGTTGGACTCGTGACTGCGTATGGGGTAAAGATGGCGTGCCACAGAACTTTATGCGTATTGCGTTCCCAATCAACACCGGCAGCGGTATTGGTTTCTAAGGAATGGTCAACTGGGGTACGTTATGTACCCCTCTTGGCAAAGGAGCATAGTATATGACATATACAGCTAGGCAGCTCATCAATGATGCGTATTATCTTTCTGGGATAGTGGGCCAGTCATTTGAGGAGGTATCAGGGTCGCAAATAGAGGTCGGATTAAACCGATTGAATGCGTTCTTGTCTATTAAAGGTGCCCAGACTGAGCTTATTCCTTACTATGATATTTTTGAACAGCAGTTTGTTGCTGGACAAGAAAAGTATTTTATTCCCAATCTTGTCGAGCTTGATACTTTATCTTTTTATTTGACTAATAGTAACAACGATCCTGTTACAGCAGTTCGTTTACCTATTGACCATTTAACGCGCTATCAGTATCTAAGTACGGCGAGACCCGAAGGCATTAATGCCATTCCTTTTAGCTACTACACCAATCGTGTATTAGGTGGGATGGATTTGTATGTGTATTTCTTGCCACAAATACCATATTTTTATCAGGTGTCAGGTAAGTTCGCATTACAGACCACCTCATTAAACCAGGACTTATCCTTGGTATATGATGGTTGGTATATTGAGTATTTACGTTATGGACTGGCCATTTTGTTGTGCGAATGGTGGCAAGTGGTTCCAGCTGCTAGCTTGCAAAAACAAGCTGATGCGCTAGAGGATTTTAATATGACATTGGAGCCTATGGACTTCACTATTCGTACTAGACAGTATTTCAGGAACAAGGGTGGTCTGAACTGGGCTGATGTCAATTACGGAAAAGGCTGGAGGGGTTAATATTGAGTTTTGCACCATCCACATTTAATCCTAAAGTTGAATCTCCTGTAGAGATTGTGGGCAGCAATACGTTTGGCCGTAACCCAAAGATATCGCCATCGCAGACTTTTAATATGTTTGTTTCAGATGATTGGCTTGTTAATTCTGCTGGTTATCAAAAGCGCATTCATTTTGGGGATAAGAGTAATGGCAGAGCTAATTACACTAGTTTTCGGGGAGGCTTTACTCTTGTTGTTAGAGGAAACCAGGTTTTCAGAGTCACCGGCCCTAAAGATAATCTCCTTTATCAGCTTATTTTTAACCTAGGAACATTCTTTGGAAGGGTTTCTATTGATGAAAACATTGCTTATCAGATAGCAATTTGTGATGAGCAAGCGTTATGGATTTATGATTATAGGGCCAATACTGCTGTAAAGGCGGTCTTGCCTATAAATACCCAGACGGGGTTGCCGATTGTTCCTGGATATGTGACATATCATATGGGGTATTTTATTGTTACTGATTTAACCTCTAGCAATTGGTATTTATCACCAATTAATGATGGTTCAGGAGATTGGAATTGGGGTGCTGGTAGTGTTCCTGTATTTGGGACATTACAACAGAAGGCTGACGTTGCAACGGCTGCCATTCGCATGCCTGGGGAAGGTAATGTTATTTTAGTATTTGGGAATGTAAGTGGAAACTATTTTTACAATAATGGAGCACAACTCTTCCCTTATCAGCTTACTAATTCTACTTCTATTGACTATGGCTGCCTTAGTACAAGTACCATAGCTGCAATGGATGAATTTGTAGTGTTTTTGGGGGCTAATGAGAAATCTGGGCCCGCGTTATTAGTTAGTAAAGGTGGTCCATTTGATAGGATTTCAACTGATGGTATTGATTTTTTATTAGACCAATTAGTTGCGCCTCATGATTCGGTAGCATTCTTCAATCGTATTGATGGGCATGTATTCTATCACATTACATTTTACAATCCGGCAGATAATATAACATTGATATATGACTTTGAGACTGAGAAGTTCTTTTATTTGACTGATGAAAATATGAATCATCATATAGCTGCTGATATTGCATATTTTAATGACACTTATTATTTTGTGTCTCTGAACGATGGTGATTTATATGAGATGAGTTCTGTCTTCACCCAATATGATTACAGCAATCCAGGGGAAGCGCCTAACCAATATTTGATACCTAGGATGAGGGTTTGTCAGAGGATTCAGGCTAAGGATAGCAGTCAGAATGTGGTTAATAGTTTTACATTTCCTATTGAGCAGGGTGTAGATACGTATTATCAGAGTTCTGGTAAGAGATTAATTTCAACGATTGAGGGTGTGGTGTTGGCGCAGATAGCGCCACCTGGATATGTTGGGCAATATATATCTACTGAATATGTGTTAGAGAATTATCAGCCAAGGATTGATTTAACTATTTCTAAGGATGGTGGATATACGTTTGGTAATGCATCGAGTAAGTTTTTAAATCCGTTAGGTGTGCGCAAGAATCGGATTGTTTTTTGGGGAATGGGATTGTGCAATGAATTGGTTATGCAGTTACGGTTTTGGAGTAAGGATAGAGTAACTGTTGGTAATGGATTGTTACAATTTAGGACGAGGGATGCGGCATGAATATTCCAAACTTTATTAACTCTAGAGTTATTGATGAAAATGGGTATTTTACTCCTGAGTGGCGTAATTTGATGACACAGATGTTGACTGAGCAGCAGATTAATTTGGGGAAT